ATAGAGAAGATAACAGGGGAGGATGCTGACAGGTGGCACCCTGAGGCGGTAACGGCGTTTTTTGCGTTCACGGACAGGGGGGAGAGGGTGAAGGTAGAAGAGGAAGCCCGTGAAGATCTTAACGCTCTCTTATTTGCACACAAGTTTCACCCTGTTAGTGTGGAGATGTGGAAAGAGGATTTCAAGAGTGGGTTACTATCACTTGAAGACTTTATAGACCAGGGCTACCCTGACAGCTATGTAGAGCACGCTTTTGAGATTTACACGCAGGTTAAGGGAATCCCCCCGTTAAAGCCGAGAATGATAAATATAAAAACCTCCAAAGATTACCATGAGGTTACTATAAGGTGACAACTAAAGAAGAAGATATAACTGCGGTTGAGGCGGGGGAGCTACTTGATATCTGGCGGAACGACCCTGCGAAGTTCATACGGGAGGTTCTAGGGGGAGACCCGTGGGAGAAGCAGGTGCAGATAATGGAGGCGGTGAGGGATAACCCGAGGGTTGCGGTCAGGTCATGCTCATCTTCGGGGAAGAGCTGGACGGCAGCCGGGACAGTGTTATGGTTTCTTCTCACGCATAATCCGGCAACGGTGATAACGACAGCGCCGACACAGAGGCAGGTCAGGGACATCCTATGGAGGGAGGTTCATGCGAGGTACTATGGGGCAAAAATACCGTTGGGAGGGAAATTACTTACTACCGAACTCCAGTATGACGAAGTCTCAAAGTGGTTCGCAGTCGGGCTCACCACCACCGAGAAGGAGCGGTTTCTGGGTTACCACAATACCAACGTCCTTGTGGTCGCGGATGAGGCTTCCGGTATACCAGAGGAGATTTGGGAGGCAATAGAAAACCCGCTTAGCTCGGGTAATACCCACTTACTAATGATCGGGAACCCGACACAGCATGAGGGCTCGTTCTTTAAAGCCTTTCAGCCCAACTCCGGATATCACACTATTCATATCTCATATAAGGATACCCCCAATTTTAGGGATGATTTAACTGATGTCCCGTTCCTGATAAACCCCGAATGGGTAGCGAGTAGGCGTTTGGAATGGACAGAGGACTCTCCCCTCTGGCAGATATACATTATGGGGGAGTTCGCCGCTGAGGAATTGGGCAGGCTCATTCCGACAGTGTGGATTGATACCGCCCGGAACGCAGATATGGCTCCCTCCGGTGGTGTGGTTATAGGTGTTGACACTGCCAGGGAGGGGGAAGATGAGAATGTCGCCATTGTCCGCCAGGGCAACAAGGTGCTGGCACTGGAGTCGTGGCACGAAGCCGACACCATGAAGACTGCGGACAGGGTAGCTGCAATCGCCGACCTGTGGTTCCCGGTACGGATCAACATAGATCAAGCGCCTATAGGGGTAGGTGTGCTGGACAGACTGAGGGAGAGGGAGTATCCCGCAGTGGGTATAAATGTCGGGATGTCCCCCTATCACCCGAAGCAGTTCGTCAATATCAGAGCGGAGATGTTCTGGAACCTGAGACAGTTATTCCAGAACCAGCAGATTGATATATTGGACGACCCGGAACTTATAAATCAACTGAGCTACCTCAAGTATGATGTTAAGTCCGGGGAACAACGTATTATGATTGAACGTAAGAAAGATATGAAGTCGAGAGGGTTAAAGAGTCCCGATCGTGCTGACGCTCTCGCACTGGCGTTTTATGAGTATACAGGCAAGGGCAGTGTCGAGACTAAAAAATTTAAAATGAGATTGTGGTGATGGAGGTTTTATGAAGCGTGTACTGGTGACCTGGATGGATTCATCGGGGGAGTTGGGTTCAATGACCGCTGAGGGCGGCCAAAGCCTTGGTGTCTATAAAATGATATCCTGTGGTTTTCTTTTACTGGATAACAAGGATAAGCTGGTGCTATATATGGATGAGTATATCCTTGACTCGGGAGAGACGATGTATAGGAACCTTCTTGTTATCCCCCGTGTCGCTGTGATAGGCCTCGTAGAGTTGAAGTGATGTGCGCTTGTGGGTTTTGCGGCGGCCTTTGCCTGTTAATTATACCCCTGGCATACCTTGGTGTGCCGTGGGCGAAGGCGTGGCTGGATAAGCATAGGAGGAAACATAAGTGAAGGCAGTGCTATGCCCTGTGTGCGATGGAAGTGGTAGTTTATGGAATGATGTTGATGTCCCCCCTCCCATTACGGGTACTCTTCAAGAGTGGTGTCATGGCTGTGTTGGTAAGGGGTGGGTTGAAGTTCAGGAGGATTGCCCGGGGTTTTGTGGGGAACTTTATACCGTATTAAAACCTTATAAATCTTGGACTCCCAGTTATCACATAATAGGGGGTGACCCCAATGATAATACAAAGGTTAAAATGCAGGAATTGTGATTATGATGTCTGGTCAAATAGCGTGGATAGAGGTATAACCTGCCCGGATTGTGGCAGGGACTCTCTTTGCGTTGTGGAGATTAAGAGTAGAGAGCCAACAGAAGGCACAACATTTCAGGATGACCTCTATAGCGAAGACCCTAAATCCGATTAAATAAGGACCTCCTCTCCGGTTCGCTGGCAGAGAAGCTGGGCCGCCTACGGGCGGCCTTAGCATTTTAATGGAGTATGCGTATGGCAGATATGAATTATGCACGTTTGATAAAAGAGAAAGAGGAAGAGTTTGCGGAGCTTTATGCCCGGATGGACAGCGATTTAAACCTGTTCCATCTGGATCCTTTTGTTATGCAGGACTATCAGGGGAACGCCGTTAAGGGTGTTGATAACGTCACGCTCAATGACCCCCATATCATGGCTGCCCGGGTGATTAGCGTTATATCTGCCGCTGACCCGAGGGTGGAGGTTACAGGGAAAGACCTAAGCGATGATGATACTGAGGAGATTGAGCAGTTCTTACTCGGCGCTATGCGGTCGGCGAATGAACTTAACGCCAGAAAACATATAACCACTATACATAACTACTGCACTGCGACAACAGTATTACAGGGGTGGGCAGGCGTGAGGGTTGTCCTGTGGAAGGCTGGCGCTGACCTGATATTTGACATAATGCCTCTTGATATGAGGAATGTTACCTTTGAGGTGGGAAGTACCGGCCTTACATGGGCAGCTTATAAGACTATTCGGAGTAGGGCGGCTATAGAGGAGGACTACGGGGAAGAGATAAAAGGGAAGACAGGGGAGGTGGTGGACTTCTGGAGCGTGGATGCTCATGCGGTGATGGTTGATAAGAAGGTTATAAAAGATGAGGGGCACGAGCTTGGTGTGCCTTTCGTTATTCACCCTGTAGTTATAGCGCCACGGTTAGGCGATAGCGGTTTACAGTATTACGGTGAAAGCATTTATTCGGCGAACAGGGGCTTGTACGCTGAAGCTAATAAACAGATGACGATACTTCAGACCCATAACTCCCTGACCTTCAGGACTCCGATGGCGGTGCTCTCGGAAGAGGGCGATAAGCTGCCGGAGGATTACCCCTATCAGGCAGGGGCGATGATGGCGATGAGAAAAGGGGAGGGGTTCGCCCCTATCCCCGTCGGTGATATCTCAAGAAGCGCACCTTTTGCATACTCTGTTCTTAACAAGTCGGTGCAGCTTGGTGGACTCCCGTACTCCGAGTATGGCACTCTGGACTTCCCCTTATCCGCTATCGCCATTGAGAAGCTTGAGGGGCATAGAGACCAGGTGTTCTTGCCGAGGCTTCAGACATTGGGGCTTCTCTACCGTGATATGTCAAGGATGGTTATTAAGCAGTTTATTGATGGCGGTCAGAAAGCGGAGCTTGGAGAGGAGGGGGAAGAGATAGAGTTCTCGCCAGATCAGGTCAAGAAGGGCAAGTTCAAGATCGCTTTCAAGATGAATACAACTTCCCCGGAGAAGTCTGTATCTAATTACACTGTGGCCGCAGCCGCCAAGAATATCGGGGTGAGCTCAGATACGATATTCAGGGACATACTGGGTCTTGAGAACCCGACAGATGCTCAGGATAAGGTGTTGGAGGAGCAGGCAGGGCAATTGATACCCGCTATCCAGTTATACAAGATAGGCACGATGTTCGCAAGGCAGGCGAAGGAGTTGTCGGGAGAGGAAGCGAAATCGCTAAACGCACAGGCTGAGATAGTGTTGGGTATGATGACACAGATGCTCCAACAGATGGGGCAGCAACAGGGGCAGCAACAGGGACAGCCAGGTGGTGGGGCAGGGGCTCCGCAACCTCCCGGCCAACTTCCGCCGGAGCAGTCACCTTCCAATATCCCCGATCTGGGAGCTCCTATGGCCGGCGGCGTGGATCAGGAGATTAACAGGGGTGCAACCAGAGAAGGCACAACAGGGGTAGAAGTATGAAGGGTTTAACACAAATGGATTTCGATAGTGCTATAACTAAATCTTTCCATATGCCCAAGTTTCCAGGGGCGACAGGGTATAAACCGCCCAGGGTAAAACCGATTAAGTTTTCCCCTAGGACGACAAAGGGCTTTAAGATGCCCGGTATCCCTCAACCGCCCTCAACCTCATACCCGTTTTTAAAGACGAATAATGTAGATAGAATGGGGAAGTTGTAATAAGTGACTACTGAGACTGACATAGAAGACGAAGAAGATTATATAGACGGAGCTAGTATCGCCGATATGCTTCAGGAGTGGGCTGACTACTTCGCAGGCACGGTTGACCCTGATATGGGCGAGTTCACCATAACGCCCGAGAACGCCGCTGACTTCGGTATCGCTCTCGATGAGGGGTACTCTGTTACGGCGTCCCCCGGCGGCTACAGGAGGTGGAATATCGATATGACCACCCCTGAAGGGTGGAACTATACCAATGCCGGAGGTGTTACTTCACCGGGCGGTGAAAGTAGCACATGGGAAGAAATAGATATTGCTAATGCTGAGTATGATGCCTATATCGCTGAAAATATAGATGTTACTGAGGCGTGGGAC